ACCACAGTTAACAAAGGAGATGAAGGTGGCGATAATTTCAGGTCTATTTGGGACGGTTCTGACCACATCAACGGCAAAAAGGACAGGTTCGGTCGTACTACCACCAAACTAAAAAGGTTCTTCATACCGGCTTATAAAGGGTTTTTAGGCTATGTGGGCAAGTATGGTGAATCTATCGTTGAAAAGCCAACCCGTGAACAAACAGAGTTCCTAAAAACATTTATCGACCCAGGAACTGGCTTGCCGTGTCCAGACCCTAAAATCGGTGCCAAAACCTATCTGGAAGAAAACAGGAAGATGCTGGAAGATGACCCAGAAATGTTATTGGAGGAAATTCTTAAAAACCCGTTCAACTGGAAAGAAGTGTTCAAAGGGGCTAACAACCGATGTGCCTTTAAACTTGAAAAGCTAAATGCGCAGATAACCCTGATTGAAGAAGAACTACGCAAGGTTGGTCAAAAGGAAATGGGTCGTCGGTGTGTGGCTAAAAAGCGGGATAATGGCGATAAGTACTTTGAGGATGCCAAAGATGGGATGTGGTGGATACTTGACTTCATTGACGACAATAACAAATACTTCTATAATGGCAATGTTAAATGCCCTGCAAATGCCATCTATGGCGCTGCGGGGTTGGACCCTTTCGCTCACTCCATAGCAGCGGTAGATGCTGGTTCTGACGCCTGTGTAATGGTGCACAAGCGATATGATGCCTTAAATCCTGAAACATCCAATCTACCCGTGGCGATGTTTTTGGGTAGACCAACCAAAAAGCAGGAATTTTATGACCAAATGTATTGGGGCTTGGAATATTACGGCATCCGCCTATTGGGGGAACGTGCACCTACGGATTGGATAGAATATGCCCAAGACCCGAAAGTAAGATTAGCCTCCGATGAAAACCACCCTATTAAACATGGTTACCTTATCCCCACCAAGCGTGCGAATGGCACAGAGGTGTATGGTATCTACCCACAGGATAAAGAAGCAAGGGAACAGCACCTAACTGAAATGGTAGAGTATGCTGAGAATAACATGCACAAGATTAAGTTCATATCACTACTGCGGCACATGCTGAAATTTGATATTGACGATAGGGGTGAGTTTGACACCTGTATGGCATGGGGTTATGCTTTAATGGGTATAAAGGAATGGAAGCTAATGGAGAAGATTGTTCTAAAACCTTTGAAATTTATGCAGTTGAAGCGAAGCAAGAAATACCAATAAATAAATAATAAAGAATATATAGATTTGTAATCAAAGAAAATCCATGAGCATCAGCGGCGTAAGTACCCTCCCTAATATTTTAAGCAACGATACCGAAAAGGATAAACCCGAGTTCGGTAGAAAACTTATGCAGGGCGCTTATGATGCGTGGAATACGGGTTATAATGGAGAAACAAGGTCGGGTAGAAAAGCCCGTTTTGACTATAATAGAGCCTTTGCCATGGGTCGCCAGCCGATGCAGGAATACAAGGACATCCTTGACCTTGACGGCGAAAATTCCGTTATCCAGCTTATCTACGAACCATTACCCATCGCCATCCCTTTTATTGCCCGTACCAAGGACAGGTACAACCAGCGCCAGGAAAAAATATCCTGTAATGCCATTGACCCGTTTACTACCGAGAAAAAGAAAAAGGCTAAGGATAATGCCATTTTTAAGTTGGTTGAAAAGGAAAAGGTACAGGCGCTACAACAGGATGCAGGGGTAGAGATTGAGCGTTATGATGACGACGACCCGCAAAGCATCCGTGAGATTGAGATAGAGTTCGGGCATAACTATAAAGAGCGTGAAGAAGTTATCATGCAGGAGTTGATAAACCTTGTATTCTACGATAACGACATGTCGGGGGTCATTAAAGACCGAATTATGGATGACCTTATCAATTGCGGTTATGCTGGCACCAAAGTCTATATCGACGGTAGCGGTCGAATCAAGATACGCTTCATTAAGCCTGAAAACCTAATTACTTCCTACTCAGAGTGGAATGATTTTCGTGACTGGCAATATACAGGCGAAGTGTTTTACATGAGCATAGCCGAGATACGCATTAAGTATCCTGAAAAGATATCCGAAGAAAAACTATGGCAACTTGCCCAAACGTTTACAGGTAAATATGGCAATCCGACTGACTTTAGTTATGGATGGGATTATGCCTATACCACTGCATTAGCACGTCCTTATGATGGCTGGCGTGTAGAGGTGATGGAACTGGATATGAAAACCCTGTACAGCCTGAAATATAAAACCGGCGAAGATAGGTTTGGCAAGGAAACACTGGACAGGATTAAGGTTATTACCGACCCAAAGAAAACCTTAGCCAGCAACCCCTACTATGTAAGCTATACAGGCGTAATGATTGCCGATACGGAATATGTATTGGAGTGGGGCTTGTCTAAGAACATGGTTAAGCCGAAAGATAACCTGCAGGAAATCATCTCCTCTTTCGCCCTATATATGTATGGCAACCAGCAAATGGTGAATAAGCCAATGATGGAAACCATGATACCTACCATCAAGGCGATGCAGTTAATTGACCTTAAACAGCAGAACATTATCGCTGCGGCTATGCCCGATGGTTATGATGTGGATATATCTACTATGAGTGATATTGACCTCGGCTTGGGTGAGGGTACATTGTCGCCTTTTGAACTATACAAAATCAAGAAACAAACAGGTATAGGGTTTTACAAACGTTTGGAAGATGACGGCACGGGACAACGCCGTGAGCCTATTACCGCCAACAATGTGCCTTTCAGTGGTAAGTTAGAGCAATTGAGCAATCAATGGAATATGCACTATGATACGCTACTTAAAATAACAGGCAGCAATAATTTGGATAATGGTACTATTACCAATCAGGCAGTAAGCCAGCAAGTCGTTAAACAAGCCCAGCAAACAGGCGAAAGTGCCTCCAACTACATTTATAACTCTTTCCTGAACATCCTGCAAAGAACTGCTAAGTTAGTTCAACTGCGTGGGTGGGATATATTGGTGTTCGGTAAAAAGAATAGCTATGACGGGTACCGAAAGGCTTTGGGTTCCCAAAAAGTGGAATACCTGAAATTAGAGGCAACCGATGACTTTGAAAAAACCAATTTCGATGTGGAGATTAAAGCCATTATTGATGACCAAGCACAGGCGTTCTTAGAACAGAATATTGCTACCTCATTAACCGCCAAGGAAATTACGTTGGCTGACGCTATTGATGTAAGAAAACTGGCGGTTATTGATGTGGACTATGCTTCGTATATGCTATCAGCACGTATAGAGCGCCGTAAACAAGAAGCAGCTAAACAGGCGGCACAGAACTCACAGGATAATACCCAAGCCGCTATTGCCGCTGCAAACGCCAAGGGCGATGCGGATAGTAAGGTTAACGCCGAACTTCACTCCTATGCGATGGAGTTGGAGGCTGAGAAGTCTAAGAACGAGAAAGAAAATACCATTCTTAAATCTGTTAATGCGATTAAAGAAGAAGTGGCTAAGTCCATGCTGGCACAACCGGGGGCGTCTATCACTTCGTTGCCACCAGTTATTTTGGAGGGTATGGGTATTGTTGACCAGAGCGAAAAGCAGCTAATGGTGAACTCCATACATCAGGAACAGGATGCGGAACAGCAACAGGCAATGGCAGAACAACAGCAACAAATGGCAATGCAGCAGCAGGCGCAACAACAAGCCCAGCAACAACCGATGCCAGCCCCAGAGGAACAAGTAGCAGCATAATGATAAAAAGTTAAATAAACTCAATTATCTTTGAGGCAACAATAATAACAAAAACAGAAAATTTATGAGTTACATGGGAATGGGTGAAGAATCAGGTGTTTCAGAAACGCCTGTCGCCGAAACCAAACCAATCGCTGCACCAGCGCCTGTCACAGAAGCAGCCCCTGAGCAAGCAGCACCAGTTGTTGCAGAAACAACAACAACTGAACCCGTAGTAGAAACCCCGCCAGTTGTTGAAGCGCCAGCAATAGTTGAGCCAACAGTCGTAGAGAAAATCGTAGAGAAGTATCCTGAGTTTAAAGATGAAAGCGCAAAGGAACTTTACGAACGCTTTGTAAACGGCGATACCGATGCGGTGTACAACTACTTAACCGCCATTAAAAAGGATTACGGCACCATGTCGCACCTTGACGTAGTACGGGAAGGGTTAGCCGATAAGAACCCCGGCTGGACTAAACAGGATATTGAGTTAGAGATACGTGCTGAATATGGTCAGGAATTGGAGAAATACAATCTGGCTGATATTGACAAAGAATTGGAGCCTGACGAGTATAAAGCCGCAGTAGCCCATAATGAAAAGGTTGATGCCAATACCCTGCGCCTTGAAAGGCACGCAAGGGATTTCCGCATTGCCCTTAAAGACAAACAAAAAACCATCGAATTACCAAAAATAAGCAAAGAAGAAGCGCCAGCGCCAGCAGCGGGTCCGACACAAGCAGAGATTGACGAATTGAAGCTAAAATGGGCTAATGATGCACAAGCACAGGTTCCCAACCTTACCGACTTTAAATTTCAGGTAGGTGACAGCACAACACCCGAGGAAGTGGTGTTTGCAGTTACGCT